TGTGTCTATTCCCTCTCGACACCCCGGGCGCGATTGGTGCATGGTTGTATGCTGTTGGGGAGTGCGGAATGGCACTTACAGCAGGTATTCCTGTGTTCCAAGAAATGTATCTAGCATTCATGAGGAATGGCAAACCGAGCAAAATGAGTGAAGCAGTCTATATGCAGAGTGGGTCGGCGATGATGGCCCGTGGCATGGACGGCACGCAGAAGGAAGTCACAGCGGAAGCGCGTGTGTCGTTCTTTGCTGCGTTTGGGGTTACTCCCGATGAACAAGTTGCGCTCGAAGAGTACTACGCGAAGTGGAAACTCTCTCCGGAAGTGGAATCGGTGGATAGCATTGACGACGTGGGATGTAGTCCCATGTAGCGGCAGTGATAAATGCCAATTATTACAAAGAAAAGAAAAGAAACAAAACGAAACGAAAATGCCAAAGGTTGGCAACAAGAAGAAAATTCGAGTATCAGTAATCCCACGTCGGACGAAGGCGGTTGCACAGAGCAAGACCAACGAGGTGACTCGGTTAGGTTACGCTTTACGTGCTTTGGGGGGATTAGGTGGAGGAGTTATCGGAGGCGCATTTGGAATGCCCTCCGCCGGCAAATCAACAGGCACGGGCATCGGAGCCGCCATTAGCAAATGGTTGGGCTCGGGTGACTACGAGGTTGTTAAGAATTCCATTGTGTCAGGATCGCAGAGAATGTCTGGATCCGTGCCGGATATGCACAAGAGTGATCAGTCGATCATTGTGCGTCACAAGGAGTTCGTCACCACCGTGAATAGTTCCACTGGTTACTCAGTTCAAAGTTCCTTCGATATAAACCCCGGCAATGCCACACTGTTCCCGTGGCTATCTGGAGTTGCGTCGCGGTTCCAAGAATACAAGTTGCGTGGCATGGTCTACCATTACGTTCCCACGAGTGGTAGTGCTGTGTCATCCACAAATGCTGCTCTAGGTGCGGTCATGTTGCAAACAACGTACCGTGCCAGTGATGCACCTCCATCCAACAAGATCGAGATGTTGAACGAATACAATAGTAATGAGAGCGTTCCTTGCGAAGCTTTCTGCCATCCGATTGAGTGCGATCCGAAGGAGAACCCTTTCAACATTCAGTATGTGCGTTCTGTAACCACTGCTAGTGCTGAGGATAAACTCCTGTACGATTTGGGCACAACACATCTAGCAGTCCAAGGCTGCCAAACAGATGGTTTTCCTATTGGTGACTTATGGGTCACATACGAAGTCGAGCTCAAGAAGCCGCTGGTTGCTAGCAATATCACTAGTCAATTCAGTACGTACGGAGCAGTGATTCAATCGCCGGCTGGTACGGCAGCAATGTTCAATGGGTCTATCACGACCAATGGTTCGCTGCCCGTCACA